AGCGCAGCAAAGGCGGGATTATGTCAGCATATGTCCGCGCGCGTGAAATGACGCGTCGCGCCAGAGACAGAACCATCGAAAAACATCGCGCCCCCTACTACTATGCCATTGCCAAAAAAGCAAAAACGCTCCTTAAGCGTCTTTTTTCTTCTTCCCGGAAAACAAGAAAAGTCCGCGCTTAATCTAGACCCCCGTGGATCCAAATCCGCCACATCCTCTTTCCGTAATTCCAAGCTCATCCTCGTGTTCCACAATTCGCACAAGAAACGGATCCAACGTAGGAGAACAGATTTGGAACATTCGTGACATAGGCGGAGCGTATCGATAAAGACACGCTTTCATATCATTATTCGCCGAGTCGATATTATCAACAACGGCCATTACTTCTCCCCTATATCCGGCATCAATAATCCCCACCGAATTCGCCATTCGAAAAGGCGTCTTTACAATACTAGACCGAGGATACAAATAATAACCGACTGGTGTTGCCGACGATGAAGCATATTCTGCCGAAGAATCTACCAAAACCATAGCACATTTCACACCAAGTGGCGCACGAAATGTGATAGGAGATATGCGATTATCTGTGTATCCGAATGCGTGCTCGGAGTAATCATATGGTGCAAATAAATCGAAACCTGAGTCGGGATATTTAGATTCACATACTTTTTTATTATGCGCAGTGACCTTTTCTTTATACATTTTTAAAATTTCTGTATATTTTTCTATTGATTGTTGGGGGTGTTTCATAATAAACATATCCATAGTGTATTTCGGTTTGCGAATAGTGTCGGTCATTATGCTGTGTTCTATTCCGTTATTATGCAAGTAATAATATGAATGCTCGAATTAACTTTATATTATTTTTGATATTTTATATTACTATTATAGCAGAAATATAAAATCTATCCTAAATATAAAATCTACCCTAATTATAAGTAAGTAAATATGAGCTACACAGGCAATTATTGTTCAAGGTGTAAAGCAAGAGGGCATACTATACATAATTGTCCGCGTAATCAGGGGCAGGGGCAAGCGCAAGGAGCAGAACAACAGCCACATCATTCACGTCAGCGTCCACATCAGCGTCCACATCAGCGTCCACATCAGCGTGAGCGAACCCACAGCCACAGTCAAGGGCACGCGCAGGCGCACGCGAAAGAGTTTATGCTTCAACTGCCACAGCAGCAAATGTATATGCCTCCTCCCTATCAGCAAATGTATATGCCCCCTCCCTATCAGCAAATGTATATGCCCCCTCCCTATCAGCAATCGGTTATTGCGCAAGGGCCTGAGTTATTTCCAGTTCAGAGAGTCGATTCATTACAAGACAATACGGATATATCACTACTTCCTGATTTCTGGAAATTATTTGGCGTCAATAATACACGCGAATTAGCACAAGAAGTTTTAACTACAGCAAAAATAAATCAGAGATCTAGACCAGAACGTAGAAAATTCCCGCTTGTTATAAAACTATTTAAGGAACAGGAAACACCGCAACAGTCCAGTGATATGTTTGTATGTTTTACTGCGGTCGGTATATTGAGTAAATTATTGGAGCCCAAATGTAAAATAATATTGAAAGGTAAGACAGGATTATTTTTATGTGCCGATATTCTCGGTAAATCCGGTGATTTAGAGGGTGTTACAACAGATGATATTGATTTATTAATATTGGCAAAACAAACAGGTCATCTCGATCAATCTAGAAAAATATTTGCGCAACAGGTTGGTGCGTTTATTACCCTATGTCTTCGCACTAACCCGAGAAACGAGGAACTAGCAAAAAGAGGTGAAGCACTACCTATACATAAATGCTCTGATATTATCATACGCGGTGATGGAATATGCGGAACATCTCTTGAGTCGAAAAATGTGAAAGTTACCTTGGACGTCGGGGATGGCAGGAAACTAAAACTGGTGGATATAACATATACTACATATCATAAAGATATTGACCGCTTTTATACTCGTTTTTCTAAGGCGGATGTATCTCTAAACGAGTGCTACTTTTATTTGGATGTGAAAGTGTCGATAATGGAGTATGTGTTTATCATATTAGAAAATGTGAGAAAGTGTAGTGAGCACGTAAAAAAGACAGGCGACACAGCAGCAAAACTGGAAGAGTTTCTGCCGCGTTCAACAAAGGAGAAAGAGCAAAAGCTAAAGAGTCAGCAATTATTAGCGGAGCGACGCGGTGCTCCACACGCGGCAAGTGGTATATTCCCAGGGGCTGCCGATTTTATGGATAATTTGACGGATTTCGAGCAGTCGACAATGTTTAAATTTTCGAAGTCTGCCTTATTATGTGCTTCATTAATTGCCGAATCTCCTGAGTATGATAGTGAAGGGTTGGATCAGGAGGAGAAATGGGCGCTACAGAAGAGGATCGTATTAATGCAGTTATATGAGCTTTCAAGGCACGGAATTATTCCGAGAAAATTTACACGCGTAATGGTCCAAACACAGGATGTGCTGGAAGAGATGTTGGCTGATGTTATATTACAGAAACGCGAGGCTGACCGGTTTAAAGGGGCGAAGATGCATAAACATACAGCAGGAAGATTAAAGGCGATTGAAGTATTGAATAGCGAGCGGCCTATCACTTCTTTTGAACCCCATCGTTTAAAAAGAGTTCCAATGGGCGTTGCTGTGGAGGATTTTGATGTGCGCCAAATGGTAGACAATCCTTTATTAACACCTAGAGGACTGCCTAGTAGTGAAGAAGATGAATCAGATATTGGTGTAGAAGCGGTAGCGGTGTCGGCGGATCTGAGAGAAGAAAGGCAAAGAAGAAAAAATAAGTATAGGTTTAATAAGACGGCGGCAAAGCTCGTTTTACAGAAGCAAGGCGCATTACAAGCGCGGCGGCAGCATAACGGCAAGGGCGAAGGCGAGGACGAATCATTACCAAGATTAATAGAATTGAGAAGCGATTCATCGGGTGTAAGTAGCGATCATTACTTTTCACCAAGGTCATCTATTTCAACAGATGAAAGTGTTCGCACAATGCACACACCAGGTGAAGGCACGCCGAAAGATTTGTCGCCAAGGCAAGGTGGCCGCCGTAGCATCAGCGGTAAGAGGCGTCACCGTCGCCGCAAGACTCGCAAACGTGTGTGTCGCAAACGATACACCAAAACCAAAACCAAAAATAGGAAAAAATAGAATAATAGATTTAAATGTATGAAACAGATTTAAATCTGTGAATAATATTAGACTATGGTTTGAATCAATATATTTTTTTATTTAAATAATAAAGATTTGTTGGTAATCTAATTAAAAAATATGCAAATAAACTAGGCAATATAAATTGAAACTGGGAGGTCATTATCGTAAAAATACTTAATACATTTAAAATAAATAATATAAAAATTTCAAAAACTAAAAATATCGTCAAATGAGGTTTTTTATATTCTAATCTTGTAATGGCAGGATTTCTTATAAAACTTTGTATATACAATGCTACAGAGCTATTGTAATATACTAATAGTATTGTCGCAATAAACGAAATAAGATATACAGATATTGTTTTTTTCCAATTATCTATAGTTATGCCCATAAATGTTGCAGTATTTGACGCATCGGTTCCTGGACCGAAATGTAAGAATTTTTTTGAAAACATACCTTCTTCATCTAGTGCTACGATATATATTACCAATCCGAAACATATTATCGTCATAGCAATAATAGGGTTAAGTAATAAATTAAAATCAAATTTCATTTTTGATTTTTCGTGTATATATTGTATATAAAATATATATTTGTTAGTGTATTGTTATTCTATTATTATATGTAAGTTATACGAAATTATGCAGAATTATGCAGAATTATGCAGAATTATTTATTTTAATTTTTGCATATAGTTTCGCACGCCGATGGTTCGCAAGGCGGGCAATTCATATAATTGGGTGGAAGAAGACCTACTGCTTTCGCCTGTTGCCACGTTACTATGTCTTTACTACAACCATTATGCGCCAACATCGGTGGGTAATGCTGCATACAAGCCGGAGTAGGAAGATTGGTTGCTTTGGCCAGACCTCCCGCGGTTATATACGTGCTTTGCGAAACCGTGTCACCACGCGGTGTGAAATTGCCGACATTTTTGGTAGTAGGACGATAGAATAATTTCTTCTTGGTGCCGATGTATATATATTTTCCCTGTGGACAGTCGCATTTATTGGTTACGCTACAGCATAAAGGTGGGGCAAAATTACAAGAGCCGACCTTCTTCGTTACATTTTCAACATACTGCCCCTGTGTTTTTGTGATGCGATACGAATTTTCATCATCCTTTACCCACGCATTGGGGTAAGTGCCATATAAAATACCTTTATACCGATCGTCCAACATACCCTGTGTATTTTTGGTAGATTTTTTCACGATGCTTCCGTCATTAGTAGAGCAGTCGCCTGAATTAAAAACGTAAATAGGATATGAGCCTCCGCTTCCACCCCAGCCAACAGGCGTATTCCCACGGAAGCGTGTTCTTGTTACATTTGAAACCATTCTAAATTGTCCTACGCCACCAATATTGCGGAGGGTTCCATTAAGGGCGAAACCCTTGGTTCCTATTCCTGAAATAGGATCATTACGAGGATTACCGCCTAAATTTGTTTTTCTTTTTAAAGTAGCGATTGACATTTTCTTCTTATAAATTACACATACAAAAGAATTCTTCTACTTTCGTCTTTATCTAAACAACGTTTAAGACACCAATATAATGAAGTGTAAATAAAAGGTGATGCTTCTTTCTCGTAGTCCTCTTGGTCTTTTATTTTCTTCCTTAAAAAAATATAGACACATATTTGTGCTAGACTATAAAATGCTGCGGAAAAATGGACATTTATTGGGAGTTTCATATCGACATCGCCTTCACCTTCACTTTTGCTATTGCTATTACTGTCGTGAAATCCTATATTTGGAGGAATAAATGATGTTTGTGCATCATATATTATAGGATAGTCGATAGTTATTATATTTCTTAGCCCTGATACACTTTCGTTTTCTATTTTAAAAACCTTATCATTATTAACAAAGGCGAAAACGATTTCGTCGATTACTATAATATCATCTAAACTAAAAAATGGAATAGAAAATCCCTGGTTCTTCATAAAAGTTAGCTGGTTTCCTATATTACCTATGAAGTGTAGAATTACGTCAAATGATACACCTTGTTTGTTTTCCTTCTTAACTAGAAAATTTGTAAGCGGCATTATTGATGATGCTTTAATTTCGGCTTCAATATTGCCGTGTGTGCGTGGATGTGACTTTTTTGCAGAACTTGATGTATGAATACTTAGGTTGATATCAATATTATACTGTTCCATATTATCATTTATAGAGTCTAATATTAGTTTACTTGTTTCTAGTTTGTATAGATTTTCCTTTACAAGAGACAGCTCTGTTTCGCCTATTCTGATTGATGGCATATGTGAGTATGGTTTATTCTACAATAATGGAATATTTGAATATTACAATATTAGAAAATAAAAATATAAACAAAATATAAACAAAATATAAACAAAATATAAACAAAATATAAACAAAATATAAACAAAAAAGTTAGAACATAGACACATATATGACTTACCTCATTCTTACCTGATTCTTACTTACCTATTCCAATTTCGGCGCAATGTGAATTTCCTTAATCATCGCCATCCTCGGGGTCCATATTGCAGAGCTGGCGTTCATCGTGGTGCTCGCGTTCGGCTTCATAGGTGCGGATATGGTCGCGTTCATCGCTGCGAGGATCGCGTGAAAGTGACCTGACTCCATCACCCAAGTCAATACGCGGCCTTGATGAAGTGTGCGCCCGATGAGTGTTACGATCGTCTGGCTTATCCATATTGCTCATCGTGCACTTCCAGAACCAAGGCTCGTCATAGACCACTTTGATGTCATTGCCATCGAGCAACTTCTGGCGAGTTTCACGAGCGAGTTGGCTTGACATATTCCAGTTTAGATGAATGTAAACAGTGCAGTAGCGTTCGCCCCTCTGATCGGTCTTGTGGACAGTGTCGATGCGGTCGATGTGGCCCACGCGCAAGTCGCGGAATGTGTTGAATACGGCGCGCTTGGTTTGCTCTCCGCGTATTGTCGTGAAAGTCCTGGGAATACAGATGCTTGGGTGTGACACAGGAACAACTGGTGCACGGTCGCTGCGGCGGTCGTCACGTTCGCGGGGAATGTATTTGTCACTGTTGCGATGAGAAGAGGACGAATCGCGGGTGTTGTTGTAGGACATTGTGTGTTGATTTGATTGTTTGACTGAAATGAACCTTTTTGATCTGAGTTACTGCTTATGGATTATTGGTTTATGTTCATTTCAATTTTCCGTTTGGGAAAATCGACTAAAAATATAAAAATGTATAATTTAATATATAAAAATAAGTTCTAGTAGTATTATATCGATTCAGAAATGGAAGAAGTAAAACCATATGAATATAACGTCTCAGATCCAGGCGACTTCTCTGCCTTCTGCTATGAGTCCTCCAATGACTATGGCGAAGACAACAAATCACCTATCAAACTAAACGACAATTGGCTTGGAGAACTTTCTTCCTATTTTAAACTAAATACTCTTCTAAACTGTCTGAGAGAACCTCACGAAAAAAAACACGATATTAGTATTTCGAATTCTGTTATGAATTCTATTATTGATAAAAAATTGGGAACTATTACTTATCATTACAATAATAAAAAATCTATGAAAGCATATCATACATACGATTATCCAGAAGTATACTATAACAGAAAATTATACAATAACTGCGATGAATGGATAAAACACGAATTTCTTAAAAAATAAATGCACAAATTATAACATAGAACACTTTTTGCTTCTATGTTATATTATAATACCGCGCTCCCCCTCCCATACATACACGCACATACACAAATACACAAATACATACATATTTATATTTTGTTGATTTTAGTTTACGATTTTTGTTGATTTTAGTTTACGATTTTTGTTGATTTTAGTTTACGATTTTTGTTTGTTTTAGTTTACGATTTTTGTTTGTTTTAGTTTACGATTTTTGTTTGTTTTAGTTTACGATTTTTGTTTGTTTTGTTTTGTTTATCATTATAACCCGGTGGTGCTGTCTCCTTTAAAAGATATAGATCCTGTGATATTTTTAATAAGCAGCGAAAAAAAATTGCTGTTAGGAGACAAATAATATAGTTGAGTTATCTTTATATACATTTAATAGATATAATAATTATGATTTAAAAATAACTATAGTTGTATTATATATAACTTCATTGTAATAAAGACCGTATACTATTTATTGTGTTATAATGAGTAGGAAGAGTAAATCTCACGAGATTAATGATATCATAGACACTGCTTATACTGAAACTGATTATAGTCTTGGCAATGGTTTTTATGACGAAATCCGTGATTATAAGCGACCTAGAAATACGGATGTGTATAATTGTTTATCACAACCACGACCACATCCACATCCACCAGCCGATACAAAATTGGAGAAAAATATGTTTTTAAAATATTCGCAAAATGATACAAGTGTTAAAAATAATAATACACTAGTTGAAAAAAATGTCGTAGTTGATGATGATAATTTTCCTTCTCTTGGTGGTTTTAAATCTAATTCATCGGCAGAAAACCCCGTAAAGCAACAAGCGTCTCTAAATTTTAAAAAGGTCGTTACTACATCTCTTGCGATTCCTACAGAAAATGCAAATGTGAATTCGAATACAAAAGATCAGTCATCGTCGCATAATTCATACCACAATAAATATAATAGTTTTATTATGTATCATCACATAAAGGATAATAGTGAAAAAATAGCAAGATATAGAATGGAAAATGATTATTCGTCTGATGATGATGAGTATTGAATAGTTGGTAAATAGTTATCAAAAAGTTATCAAAAAGTTATCAAAAAGTTATAAAAAAGTTATCAAAAAGTTATCAAAAAGTTATAAAAAAGTTATCAAAAAGTTATCAAAAAGTTATAAAAAAGTTATCAAAAAGTT